TAATAAGACTCAAAAGTAGGCATATCAACCAAGTTACAGTGGTTGTCGTTACCTGATATATCAAACCAAGTTGAACCTGAACCTGGATAGGATTTTTTGTTACCAGCATCAAGAGCCAACTTGTTACCTATATTTGATTGTGCTTGAAGTGTTGCTTCTCTAATCGTATCGTTTGTGATTATCATATCTTATACTTATATTTTTGTTACTGAATAATTTACAGTCCAGTTGATTGTTTTACTTACTTCACCAAAAACAGCGATGTCTATATTGCCGTTTGAATATATGTGTGAAGTTGCTGTAGAAAATCCTGTTTTCTCATAAACATCTGTTGTACCAACTTGTGATGTAGTTGCGCCATTTTTTGTAAAGACTGCGAATAGTTGAGAACCATAAGCCAAGTCATTTGTTGAATCGTGTCCTGATACAACAGCCTCAATCGAGTAAACTGAATAAGTACCTAAAGAAAGAGTAACCATAGATGTTGTAGCACCATTTGTAGTTTGAACATAAGCTGATGATGGTAAAGGTAGATTGTCTACAGTATCAAAAGCCGTGTTGATTTTAGTTCTGGCTACTAAACCAGTATCACCGTTGTTTATGTGTGTTAAGCTCATATTTTATATTTTCTTTTTAGTCAATCCAAACTTCAGTATCAATCCATTCACCTGAATCTGACCAAGAAGCCAAAGCCAGAATCCAGTTTGATGTTGGTGCCAAAGTAGGTTTTACACCTATCTGGTAACCAGCAAGTATCATTTTTTTTCTTATAGCAACCCAGTCGATTGTACTCATAATCTATATGTTTGATTTAGTTTTGTTTGTTTTTAAGTTCTTGAAGTTCTTGATATACCTGTAAAAGTAAAGCTTCTTTATCAGCAATGTCTTGTTCTGTAGTATCTTCAACTTCATACTCACGAACTTCTATAAGTCCGCTGTCATCATAAATCTCGTGTCTTATTATTTTTGTTGGCATATGTTTTTATTTTTTATATATTAATTTGGTGTGTATCTCACTATAACTATTCCATTAAAACCAGCGGCACCATCACCTCGTCTGGTGTTATGAACTCGCGCTCCACCTCCACCTCCACCACCATAGTTAGAGCCAGTTGTAGGCGGAGGATTTAATGCTCCAAAATCTGCGCCTCCTCCTGTTCCAGCACCTGTTCCGCCATTACCACCAACACGAGTAGTTATTGATGTTCCTAACGCACCAGAACCAGCACCAGAACCATATACATATGAAGTTCCATTAATGTCATTTGTAGTTCCAGCCGAGCCATCATTTCCATTTGCTGATGAAATTCCTGTAATATAAGCACCACCATCGGCACCATAACTATTTGCTTTATTTCCACCATATGCTATAATTCCTAATATAGATGATTGATAACCAGGAACATTATCTGGTGCTGTGCCGACGCCTTGTGAGCCACCAACACCAGCACTTCCAATAACAACATTATAGGAGCCTGAACTTACTGAAAAAGCCGCATTATATACTACCTGACCTCCATTACCACCAGCACCAGTATAAAATACGTTTGAGGGCGTATCTCTAAAAGCACCACCACCTCCAGCACCACCACCAACAACTAAAACTCTAATCACTCCTGAACCAGATACGGTTAAGGTGCCATTTGTTGTAAATGTAAGAACTTTATCCGAGCCAACGGTTGTTTCAACACCACCACTTAAAGAAAATGGAGATGGTAATGATTTATTCTCGCTAAAAAATGATATAACTCTTCCGAACATAGATTAACTAAATTTTGTATTTGCGTTCCAATAGTAATTTGTTCCATCATAAACAAATGAGTATATGTCAATAGCATTAGATGCTGTTGCGAAAGAATATGTTCCTGAACCAAACTTATTATCTGATGTAAAGTTTATTCTTCTATTACCTGTAGCATCTTGTATAACAAATAAAGTTCCATAATCACCATTAGTAGCACCAGTAATTGATAAACCTCTTGAACCACCTAATATAACTTTCGCATTATATCCAGTTGAATAATTCCAAGATATAGTAGCACTATCAGTTAATGTTATAAAAGTTTTTGTATCAAGAGGAGATGCGCCACTTGTTCCAGCAGAACCGCTTGTTCCTGATGAACCACTTGAACCGGAGCTACCTGTGATACCTGATGTGCCATTTACACCTGATGAACCTGATGAGCCAGATAAACCAGAAGTACCACTTGTTCCTGATGAACCACTTGAACCTGATGAACCACTCGTACCAGATGAACCAGAAGTTGAACCAATCACACCCACTGACGTCAAAACAAAAGAGTAGTAAGATGTTCCTTCTGTATAATAAACTATACTTTTAGCAGAACTCTCATTGCTGTCTAAATATAATCTTACAATAAATCTATTTGTAGGGTCTATAGTCGTTGTTGGTAAAGTTAAATCAACCGACACCTCAACAGGAGTAGAAGCATCAACCCAACCAATTAAAGACTTACCAGTAGATAGTGTGGGCCCGATTGGTGTACCTGAACTATTAGCAAGTTGTATCTCTACATAAAACTCAATCTCGTCGTTGCTTGCTTGTTTCAATAAGTGAGTGTGAAATCTTTGAACACCACCAGGTATCACAGCAAAACCAAGTTGAGGTGTGATATAATCACTTATTAATTTTCCTTGTTGGTTACCTGTCAAACTTGTTGTAACGGTTTGTTGAGAAGCAGTAGAAGGATTTATGGCTAAAACTTTATATCCACTGACATCAGAGTTTTGACTTTCATCGAAGTAGTAAACTTGACCAGCCGATATACCAGCCGCACCTGAAGTACCAGAAGTGCCTGATGAACCACTTGAACCAGAGCTACCTGTGATACCTGATGTGCCATTTACACCTGATGAACCTGATGAGCCAGATAAACCAGAAGTACCACTTGAGCCAGATAAACCAGAAGTGCCACTTGTGCCATTTAAACCACTTACACCTGATGTTCCTGATAAACCATTTACACCAGAAGTGCCACTTGTGCCATTTAAACCACTTACACCTGATGTTCCTGATAAACCATTTACACCTGAAGTACCGTTCGCACCTGAAGTACCAGAAGAACCAATTACGCCATCTTCACCTTTAGCACCAGCAGGACCCTGTAAGCCAGGAAAACCTCTATCACCTTTGTCGCCTTTATCACCTTTTCTACCATTTACACCTGATGTACCATCTTGACCATTTACACCTGATGAGCCATTTTGACCTGATGAACCAGATGAACCTGAAGTACCATTTTGACCTCTTGGTCCCGTCAAACCAGTTCTACCCATATCACCTTTTTGACCATTTACACCTGATGTACCTGATTCACCTGAAGTGCCTGATGTACCAGACTCACCTTGCGGACCCTGTAATAAACTTCTTATATCAGTAGCCAACTTAGCATCCTCTTCAGCCGTAGCCAAATGTTCAGTCTTGTTGTCTATCTCTTTTATGTATCTACCATCAGATAGCTTTTTGTATATGTAGTTCTTGTCTTCCATACTTATTATATTCTTTTTAGGTCAGATTGTTTATGCTGAAGGTGGTACTGGATACCAAGGTGTACCGCCACCCCCGCCACCGCCACCAGTCGTAAGTGTATGATAACCTTTTGTATAGTTTACATATATATCCCAATCAATAACTTCTGATGTTTGACCTGTTAAAACCATTCTTACTGACTGAGTACCTTTCGCAGAAAAACTTACACCTACAGCAGAAGTAAAATCAGTTTTAGTTTCATAATCGATTGTACCACCTATGATTGATAAGGCTGTACCTGTATGTCTAAAACCACCAAACACTTTTGATAAATAACCTTTAGAAGCTGAAGCATTCACAGCTGAACAACTCATATTCAAAAAGCAAGTATCACCTTTACCCATAGGTATCATACTTAGTTCATAAGTAACAGCACCTGACATTGTAAAAGATAAGTAAGCATTAAAGTTTACTGTTTCTAAAGTAGGTGATTGAGTTGAACCTGTGATGCTATAGTAGTACCTGTCACCACGAGCCTCTGTATAATAGTAGTTGTCTACACCACTTTGTGAAGCTTGTATCACAGCTCTTACACCATCATATATGTTGTTTTTAATGAGTAGATTTTTAATCATCTTGCTTTCTTATTTAGTTCTTTTAGTTCTTTTGTAAGCTCATTTAGAGCTTGTTTAAGCTCATCAAACTTATCAGTAAGGTTGGCGTGCTTATTTATGTGATCGTTCTGTAGGATGTCTAGTTTGTTCTTTGTTTCGTATGTAAGAAGCTTTACAGACTTCAAATCATCCATTGTAGATTTTAAGAAGTAACCTAAGATGGTTAACATCACACCACCAATCAAAGTAAGTATATCAATCATTTCCATATTAGCTTAAATACTTTTTTAAGAACTTTAACTCTTCAAGTGTTAAGTCTTTGTAACCATCTTCTAAGTAGATGTCTGAATCATATTGTCTGTTTGAAGGATACATATCTTTAGAAGCCGCATTGTAAAGTGGTAAACTTATTGAGTTCTCACAAATAAAGTTTACACATCTTGTGTTCCAGAACTCACCTAAGTTTTTCATCTCTTCTCTAAGATACTTCATCTCAGATAAGTCAGAGTTTGTAGTGTTCTCTGAGGCAGTCTTTACAACACCTGCGTTACGAATCTTTAAGTAAAGATGAGGTAAAGCCATATATGTAGTCCAGTAAACTAAAGACTTAGATACTAAGTCAAGTAAAGTCCATTCAACAGTAGAAAAAGTAACACCTGTACCTACAATATAGTTACTGGTCTTTGTCATAAAGTCATTGTATAAAGGCGTACCTAAAATGTCTTGAACATAAACATCTTGTGCGTTTGATACAAACGGATATATCTCATCCACATCGATAGACTTACCAAGTGGTGAGTATGTTTTTAGATAGTTGTCATCTATGAAAAGTGAATCAGCCATATTTATTGTTGTATAATTTTTATTGGTACGATAGGTTCTATACTTACTCTAGCAACACCATTGTAAACTAAGACTTGTTTGAACGCATCAAGAATAAGTTTTCTTTCTGGTTTAATCACCATCGCATCAAAGATTTCCCAAGACTGAAGTAACTCAGATGAATAGCCGAGCTTTCCAGGAGTTTGTATACCTAAAAGTTGAGGATGTGCTCTGTGAGCTGTGATTATTTGTTGTACAATCTGGTCGGCTACTTGTAACAAACGAGCATCTATATTTGTAGCATCTAAAGTATCAATGTCTGGTGCTAAGTCTTTACCATCAGAATATAAAATGATAGCCTTACCTGCGTTCTTTGCGCCACCGTGTTGAGCTTTGATAGCCTCAGAGTTCATTCTTCTTTCTTCAGGTGAAGGTTTCTTGTAGAACTTAAACACGATTGAAGGTGAGAAGCCATTGTTGATAGCCGCTAAGTTATATTCAGCCATTAAACCATCAGCTTTAATCCATCTTAAAGCAGAGAAGTAAGTAGGTAAAGAATAGTAATCCATATTGTTGTCTTCACGTTTAATGAAAACAAGTTGTCTTACACCATCAGCATTTGGGTCATAAGCTTCAATCTCTCTTGGTGGATACTGTTTGATGTTTGACCAGTTCTCAGAATAATAATATGATTTAACTTGACCAAACTCATCTCTTTTACCAGAAGCTATACGAGAAGCATCAATCCAGTTCATATCAACTATGCGAGTTCTATCCATTGAATAGATAACCTCAAAGCAAGAATAACCAAAAGTTTGTTGGTCTCTTGTCACAAGCCAAAATACGTTGTCAAGCTTTCTCCAGAATGGTATAAGCTTCCAGTTGTCTACAATGAACTGGTTTGATAGCTCTCTCGTGGTGTCAAATAAAAACCCAGCACCAGCGATTAAGTTTGTTTTAGATTCAATGATTGAATCGTGTAAAGAAGAAGAGTTACGATACTCTAAAAGGTCGAGAGGGAACTGATTATGTTGACCATACAGAACCCAATCGTAACCTTTCTGTTCTTTTGGTTGAGGTATCTCTATGTTACGCATATTGATAGTCTCAAAAATGTCTTGACCTGGTACCTTTACTGGTTCAGGTTGTTTGTTACCGAAGTTGAATAATGCCATTATCTTTTAAGGACTTTTATATTTTTAGCAGGTCTATCTATGGTTGCCCAAACTTTAGATTCTTCTACAAGTGCTTTACCCGTCTCAAGCACTGTTGTACCCGCAGTAACTACATATGACCACATACCTGGTCTCATATCTACCTTTGGTATCAATAGGTTCTCTGGTGTGCCTACTACGATGCTAAATTGTGACCACTTGTTGTTCGGTTGTAAATCTGTCGGGTAGAAAGATTTTACTTCACCTGATACATCATTTGTGAACGTGAATAAGAAGCTCGCGGTAGAACCATAACTCATAGACTCTCTAAGAGATAGCCAAACTGATTGTGTGATTCCTGGTGTAAAGTATATCATTGTGTGTTGCGTTGTACTTTATTGATATGTTTGTAACTTTATAGTTTGTTTTTATTTAAAACAGAAAGACCATCAACTGTTTGGTTGATGGTCTTCTGAATCTATAGTAATCGTAGTGATTAAATTATGCTATTAAAGCAGCGATGATACCAGGTGCTACTGCTGATGAACGGTCTTGTTCGAACCCTTTAAGAGTTAAAACATAATTTGAACCGTCAGCTTTAGCTGTTCCTGAAGTTGATGTAGATTCTGATAAGTACATACCTTCTACTTCTCCTGGATACCAGTATAATCCGTTGCTATCTTTGATGATAACAGCTAAGTCTCTCTGAGTCAATAAACTCAAAGTGTTTCTCTTAGTTACGTCTCTTCTTGGAATTGTAAGCGTAAGAGTTTGTTCAAATAAAGCTGAACCTGCTTCGACTGACTTAACTAAATCTTCTGTGAATGTAGCAGAGTTTCTGTTGAACTCAAACTCATAGAAGTCTGTCATAGCCGCCATTGTGATTGATGATACGGTACCGCCTGATTGAGTGTAACCTGTGATGTTGTCGAAGTCTGTTAAATAGACTTTTGTCAAACCACCAATGTTATTCGCACAATCTTTAGCTATTCCGCCTGAAAATGATACACAAGCCATATTGTTTGTTTTTTATTTTTTTATCCTCAGAGGATTATGCGTATAAAGTGATTTCGTTACCGTATAAGTAGTTTACACCAAACTTCAATGATGTTGCGAATCTTTCAGTTCTAGCACCAGAGATGTTTCTTTGTGGTATGATGATAATGTCATCCCAATCAGATACTAAGTCAGTCAAGAAGAATACTTTTTCAGAGTTGAAAGCTACCATTTGCTTAGCAGTCAATGCTGATGTAGGAATTAATCTGAATCCTAAGTAGTTTAACTCTTTGTCACCTACTAAGAACAAACCACCAGTTGTTGATGCTTGTGCTTGTTTGTAAGCGAACGCAATCTCTTGAGATACGAAGATTTTGAAGTTTGCTTGAGAGCGAACATCAGCAAGAACTGAATCTAATAATCTGTTTAACTCACCTACTACGTTTGTAGAAGTGATAGCAGATGCTGTAGCACTTACGTCAACAACGTCACCGTCAGCTTGAAGTTGTTTAATCAAACCATCACATAAAGAGTAAGGGTAAGAAGCTGTAGCTGTGTTACCTTGGAACATAACTTTTTCTAAATCTGAAGATACTTTCTCAGCAACGTAGTTTACTACGAAGTCTGCGTAAGATGTAGGTACTACTTCTTCGTTGTTTGAACCTGCTCTTAATTGAGCTGATAAGTAGTTTGCTTCGAAAGTAGTTGCGCAATACTCAAGGTTTACCTTAAGGTCACAAACTTCCATAGTTTTTTGGTTCAAAGAACCTTCACCCGTAGATGAGAAAGCACAATCTTCAGCTTGAAGAATGTTACCTAAGTCAGAGTAAGCTAATTTAATTTTAGACTTTACGTTTGGTACCAAAGTCAATTCGTTCTTAGCTAAACCTGTAGTAAGAACTTTTTTGAAGAATCCTTCAGCGTCCTTACCGTAAAATGTTGTGTTATCTGTTAAAGCCATTTTAAGTTTTTTTATTTTTTTGTAGTCTATACCTAATATGTAGGATTTAGATTATTTGTTTTTATCTGTTCTTAGCGAACTCTTTGATACGAGCTTCTACTTTAGCAAACTTGTCGTCTTGCTTAGGTTCAGCTTTTGTGATTGATTTTGTAGCAGCAGTTGCTGAGAACTTTTCTTCAACTTCTTTCTTGTAGTTGTTCATAGCCTCTTCTTTTTGACCTACAAGTTCTTTTAGTCTTGTAATCTCATCCATAAGTTCAGAGAATCTTGCGTCAATCATAGATGATACTTCTTCTGCTGTGATAGTCATAGATGTAGCAGGCTCACCTTCAATCATCTCTTCTTCTTTTTTCTTTTTAGAAGCTTCTTCTTCTACAGCTGTTACTTGAATCTCTACAACTTTACCATCTTTAGTAGTTACGATTGTACCATCTTCTAAAACGTGGTCAGCATCTGGTGCTGGTTGTGTAAGAGCTTCGTCCATAAATATAGCAGTACCCATACCAAAATCACCATCATAATAAACGGTAACACCTTCTTTAAGAACGGCTGTACCAAGTTTAATTTTGTTTTCCATTTTTTGTTCTTTATTTTTTAATGCTAACTCTAAGTCAGCTAAGATTTCAACTGAAAAGCCTCTTACTTCATCAGTCTTTACCTTGTCAGTCCAAAATGATAAGTCTTTCACTTTCACACCACCGAACCAAGTGCCTTCAGGTAAGTCAAATCCCATATTGCGAGACTTGTCTTGTTCACCATCAATCATCCAGTTTGAAGCAACAAATGCTTCTACCTTTTGGTCGCTGTGTTGAAAGTTTATATTCTTATTATTAAGGTCTTCATTGAACTTAGAAGCAATCTTCTCAATCTCTTCTTTACTGAATCTTACATAGTATTCACCCATCTTTTCGTCGTGTCTGTAGATTAGTTTGTTTGGAATAAGAAAGGGGCCGTATAAAAGCTGCTTTTCTTTATCTGCCTTAAATGACAGTTGTGATTCATTTGATAGTTTAATCCAGTCAACGCCGATTGCGGGTACATCTACTAAACTTATAAAGCCAACGCCTTGGTTGTCGTCAGTAAGTTTTATGTCATAGATAGGTAGTTCTCTCATACTTTATATGTTTATTTTTGTATATTTGTTTCTTTAACCAAAAGAAGCGTTACTTTCTAAGGTTGATACTCTTCTTTGTGTGTTTGTGATGTCTGACTCTAAGATATAAACTCTTTGGTCAGATTGAGGATTAAGAACCGTACCTGTCGCACCAGCACCACCAGGTGTACCTAAAACACCTTGACTAAATCCTGTGAATCCACCTGATGAAGCAGAAGTAACAGGACTTGCTGAGGGTGTTGTAGTATCAGGTACTGAAGGTGTACTTACAGATGTAGGTGCGCCTGTAGCACCACCATCAAACTTTTGTGAAGCAATCGCCGCAATCTGAGCCGCAGTAATCACACCAGCCGCAACGATACCTGCGATACCTAAAGGTGAAGGTGGGGGACCGAAAGTAGCAATGGCTTGTAGAACTGCTTGAGCACCGTTGATGACAGCGTTTACTATATTCAAAGCCTTTTGTCTCTTAAACTGCTTCTCAGCCAACTCTCTGTTTGATTTGTCAATAGCTTTGTTTGAAGAATCTTGAATCTTTGTGATAGCATTTGTAGCCGCTTCTCTTTTAGCCTTCTTCTCATCTTCAGTGTAGTTGTTGTTTGCTACATCAGCTTGGTAAGCCGCTTCAATCTCATCAGCCTTAGCTTGTTCACCAGCAATAAAAGATTCGTTACGAGCTTGTTGTGCTTGGTCTTGACTTTGATTTATTAAGTTGTTTATCTCGCCTAAACCTTGGGCAAACTGTTGAGCCAACTGAAGACCTAAAGACCATTTAGCCAAAGCCTCATCAACTTCTTTTTGTTTTGATTCAGCATCTTTAAGTTCTTTCTCAGTTCTGAACTTGTCTTCAAGTTCTTTTTTCTTTACCTCATACTCTTGGTCTATATTAAGCTTTTCTTTATTTAAGTTCTCTGTTGCTTTCTCAGCAAGAGTTTGTCTTCTGATATAAGATTCATCAGTAACTTTCTCACCTTCTTTTAATCTTTTAGTCTCTTCAGATACAACGTAACTAGTTATTTTACCTTCACCGTCTACAACAGCATCTAGAGCAATACCATATGTAGCCTCGTAGTAAGACTCTTGATTTTTAATCTTTTGTGTTTGAGCAACAGCAAGTAATCTTCTTTCTTCATCTTGAATCCTTACGTTTACAGCCGCAGTTGCGTCAGCTACCTGGTTCTCAATCTCAATCCTTTTGTCTTTTTCTAAGTCTTTATTTTTAAGCTGAGATTCCAAACCTTTTATTCTAAGTTGTTCTTCACGAATAAGTAGACCTTCTAAAGTATCGGATATGTCTTGGTTACCTACAGTAATCTCAGTGTTTAGTAACCTTCTACCTAAGATTAAATCAGCAACAAGTTTATTGTAAGCATCAAGTTCAAACTGAGTTCTCTCAGCAATCTTATTCTTATAGTCAACATCAATGGCATCTTGAAAAACTTTTAAGTCTGCTTCAAGTTGCTTTATTGTAGCCGCTCTTAATCTTTTATCACCAATCTCTTTATCAATGTTTGCTTTAGCAGCATCATAAGCTTCTTGTGAAGTTCTGATAGCTTCTTTTCTCTCAAGTTCTAAGTCATCAATAAGTGTAGTAGTTCTTTTAGCGCGTTCAATCGCAAAGCCTCTTTGTTGAGCTTCATTCTTTTCTGTAGATTCTTTAAGAAGGTCTTGTGACAATCTTCTATCATCTTGAGCATCTTTTAATCTTTCTTCAGCTTTTCTTTGAGCCTCAGCCGCCTTAGCCGCCTTCTCAGTTTGGTCTGTATATTTGTCACCAGAGTCTGTAAGTTTGTCTTGTTCACCAAGCAAATCAGTTGATGACTTAGCCAAAGCATCTAAAGCCTTTTTATTAGCATCTAAAGCAGCGGCGGCTTCATTCGCATTATCTCTTAAATCTTCTACATATTGTAGCCACTGACCTTGAGGGTCTTGAGCTTTATTTATTTTTTCTTGTTCTGCTCTATAAGCACCTTGAGCAAAGACTAAGCTACTTTGTAACTCTTCTTGTTTTTCTAAAAGTTTATTAAACTTCTCTTGATTCTTATCTAGGTTATATCTTACGGTTTGATACCTTACATAATCTTGAACCTCTACGTTTAGTTGTGATTGAAAATCTCTTTCGTCTGTTAAGTTTTTAAGTGTTGTACCATACTGAAGGTTGATTTTATCAATAAGAACTCTTCTTTCTTCTGAACCAGCATTTGTTTGCTTTAATCTTGAGATTAAAAGCAAGAACTCACCACTTTCTTCTGCTATCTTTTTCTTTTGTTCTTCAGCAGCAGTAGCAAGTTCTTCAGCATTTTTTATTCTTTCTTTTTCTTCTTTACTAGCTTCTTTGTTTGATGTAACGTAACTATAGATACCAGCAACTAAAGTAGCAACAGCCGCAGCAATAGCAATGATAGGTAAAGCCTTCATTGCTGTACCTAAAGCCGTAGTAGCCACTGTACCAGCAACTGTCGCACCAGTCTCAGCAGTTTGAGCAACGGTTTGAACTGTAGTCGCACCAGTCAAAGATGTAAATCCTGCTCTAATCTCTGTAAGTTTGTCACCTAAACCACCAAAAGATTCGATGGCTTGTGATACGTTCAATAAAGCCGTAAGCTTCACCATAGTTTGTTGTATCTCTTCACCTTCAACACCAAATAGAGCAGCAGCACCAGCCAAACCTTGGAATCCTGCTATACCAATCTGAACTGTGTTACCAATGACTTTACCTAATCTCTCACCTGTAGAACCAGCCAAAGAACCAACTACAGCATTTGTGTCAGCAATCTGGTCTTTTAGTTCACCTGCTCTTACACCAAGTTCTTGGAATCTAGCAGAACCAGGTTCTAAGCCTTGAAGTTCTTGAATAGTAGCTCTAAGTTCAGCCTTTAATGAACTCGCTGATTTAACAGTTTTGTTTATATCATCAGTCAAACCTTTAGCAGATACACCAGCATCTTCTAACTCAGATGATAAGTTACCACCAGTTGTTACAGTATTGCCTAAGTTTTTTACTGAACTTGTAACTTGATTTACAGATTTATTTAAGTTGTCAGCACTCGCAGTAGTGTTTTTGAACTGAGCTTCTATAGTTTTAGATTGTTTAGAAAGGTCAGCAAATGCTTTAGAGTTTTTATCCAGTTTAGATAACTCTTCATTTGTCATCTCTAAAGCTTTCTCCATATCACCTACAGATGTTACAGCTTGCTCTACACCATTCAGTTTGACGTTTAATTGATAATCAGCCATTTATATCTTTTATTTTATATGACGTTCACTAGTCTGTGGTATGAGTAAGAACACAACCATTGAATCGTGTTTGTTCCTGTTCCTTGTGCTTTAATGCTTACACCAGCAGCATCAGAGCCAATCTCAACTGTAGGTATGGCATATCCATTTTCTACAAATGAATCCCACTCTAAAACAATCGGTGTGCCAATCTCGTGTAAGTTCAGAGAAGCATCTAATGAGTAAACACCACTAATCTCAGCAGAATAAATTAAAGAAGCATCTGCTATATCGCTAGCTACAACGTGAGCTTTAACTTGAATCACATCACCACCTGAAGCGGTTGAAGACCAAGGAATAGTTGATAAATCATTCATTAAAGCGTTTGACGTTCTCAATTTACTTTGTTTAGTAGTCCAGTCTGAGTAAACATATTGAGTTGAACCGTCGTCATCTGTGCCTCTTATAGCAAGTGAACCACCTGCTGTGATTTGGTCTGATTCTAAACTTGGTCTATTATATCCTTTACCTAAATGAACTACGTTTGACAAACTATCTATACTTACATCTGAACCAGCAATCACAACTGCTTTTGAAGCGTCATTCATTGTAACTGTTTGAGAAGCTATTGTTACGTTGTAGTTTGTTGAACCTGTGTTTGTAACAGTTCTTGAGTTTAAGTTTAGAGTTCTGTCTTTGTTTACATTTGATGAACCATCAATCTCGATAGGCGCGTTTGAACTTACAGCCGCATTTGTTGATAAGATAAAATCAGTAGTTTCTTTAACGACTAAACCACCAGCAGAGTTTATTATACCAATAGTAGTTGCTGAACCACCAAGATATAAATCCTTCCATCTGTTTGATGTAGTTCCTAAGTCAGTATAATATGTACCATTAGGTGATAAAGAGTTGGCTGAATAAGTAGCAGCAATCTGAATGTTTGGTGAGTTAAAAACAAGTATACCAGCACCTGTTGAAGATGCTGTAGAACCAGTACTAAGTTGTACGATACCATTTGAAGTTCTTACATAAACTTTATCATCAGTTACGTTTACACCAAGTTCACCTACATAAAGGTCAGTTGACAACCAAGTCTCATCGGTGTGGTCATTTGATGTTGGCACTGTAAACACCGAGCCACTCGTTGAGATGGCGTGGTTGATTATTCTCGAATACTGTTCTATTTTACTCATATCTTATTATGTTTTGTTTTTATTTGTTTGTTTATGATAACGACCTATAACTGTCTGCTTGTCTTATCAACTGAGCTACAGATTGAGAACCTGTGTTCAAAGTATAAGCACCTGATAAGTTTGTTCTTGGATTAGGGTTTACAGTTGTTGTAACACCAAGTTCTTTTACGTCAGGTAAGATAGCATCTTGACCAGCATTTATCACGTTCTCATAAGTTGAAGAACCACCTGCGATAACAACATCTTCACCACCATTAATTACATTTATTGTGGCAGATGCTGATTGTCTTACAACAGCTACGTTTAGTCCACCGTTGATGACGTTTGACTTAGAGATAGCAATACCATTTTTATATCTTATGTTGTTGATATAAGTTACATCAGATTCAGCAACATACTTTTTATCTGTACCAATCATATTTACATTTTGTACGTTACCTACAATATAGTTACCGTTACCTGATGAGATGTGTATATTCTGTGCGTTGTTACCTACAGCATTCTCGTTGCCATTTACTTTAACATTCTTAGTACCAGGCGCAACATAGTTTGATAAACCATTTGTTTGAACTGTAGTTGAGTTTGACACGTTTACACCAGGTGTTGTGTTTTGATAACCAAACTGAGGCTTTCTTTTTGACGGTGCTATTTCTAAAACTACAGAAGTAACTGGTCTTGTTGTATCTATCACTTGAGCAAACACAGGGTCAGAGTAACCATTTGAATCTGTAACAACAGATTTTCTTTTATATTTAGATGGCGATTTTAACTTTAAGAACTCACAAGTAGTTAAGCCATCATTTACTGGGTCATAATCAATAACTTTTTGTAAACGAAGATAGTGACCATCAATCACATAAATCTTTCTAAAGTCTAAGTTGTAGATGTCTTTGTTTAACAATCTAAGTTTAGCCACAATAACTTTAGAAGCAGGGTCACTTACTTCATTGATAAAGTTTGACCAGTACTTATTGTAAAGGTTCTCATTTGTCCATCTACTGTTATCCCAATAAACAAAGTCACCATCTTCCATATTGTACCAGTTTATATCATACTGCGGGTCTACAGGCGAATCAACTGTACCAGCATAGGGATATGTTGTGTAAACAGAAGATGTAGCAGAGGCAGCACCAGCAACTGTTAATGATGATAACAACTCCCAACCAAACTGTGCGCCTTGAGCATTGTTTAGATTTATTATAGAAGTACCTCTTTGAGCTGTATAAGGTCTTAAACCACCCCATATCAACATACGAGCCGCTGAGTTTGATACTGGCTTAGCCGCTGAGTTTGCTTCTTTTTGAATAATAGCAGGCATAACAACATCTGAGCCAGGAGGGTTGTTAATCATTATTGTTGTACCTAAAGGCACCTCAATCTTTACTTCATTCTTTAAGAAGTCATTGTTTACTTCTTTTGTATATTTAGAATAAGGTCTACCTCTATCTTCTTTGAACTTCTTGTTCCAAAAGTCAGATTCTTCTTTGTTTTGAAAAGTATAGTACTTCGCAATCAACTCACCCATAGGTACAATGTCTACTGAATCTTTATCAACTTTTTCAGACCAATCAACATAATCAGTAGCACCACCAGTGCCTGTCTTATAGTAAGTATCTCTTGGTTCGATATAGTATAATCTTTCAATTTGCTTATCTGATTCAATATGTAGGTTAAACATCTTAATGATAGACAATAAGAAATCTTTACAAGACATATCTTTAGGTAGAATGTTTGATGTAGGTATAACTGAACCTTCTGAAGCCACAGAGTTTGGTTCATTTTTAACAAATGATGCTGCCTCTGTTCTTAAATAAAAGTCTCCTAAAATGTTTCTTCTATCTAAAGGGTCATCATTTCCTGGCGGGTCATAATACTCAACAAAGGCTACACCAGAGTTTAAGTTAGGATTTGACGCACCAGAATATGAGCCTGACTTAGCTTGAATATAAGTTTGAGTTGTAACCCACACTTCATCACCTTGAGCAAAATATGTTTTACTTGAGTTCACCAAAAGCAGTGTGTTTTCCCAAGATGATGGCTGATACCTACCAAAGTACTTCCAGTTTGGATTTGATGCCTCATATTTAGCATTACCATTCATACTAAAAGATTTTGCTGATGAGCCAATCTCTTCAACAAATCCGTTGCGTTTTCTCATAATCTTAGCAACCACATAGATACCACACTGAGCATCACCTAAGGGTCCATTTGGATTGCTAAAAGCGGCTTTTGGATAGTAAGTATAGTTTGCTGTGGTTGGTACGAAAGAAGCTGTACCATCTGGTGAATCGCCTTCAAAACCATTCATATCAATCCAAGCAGTAAGCATTAAGTTTGATGATAAACTATATTCACCTGTATCTTTTACAATCCACTTATATTGAGATTCATCCCAGTTCTTTATAGAAGCTGTAGAACCTGGTGAGTCATAAAATGAAACAGTAGTACCAATCAAACCACCATCTTCTTTCTTAAAAGGTAAGTAGTTTGGTGTTGTACTTGGATAAGTAGTTGTATACTGAGTAGTGTATGTAGGATACAAATAAGTTTGAACTGCTTTACCTGTGTTGTGACCAGCCAATTTGTTTGTATAAGAGTTTGTCATACCTACACAGAATCTACGTTCATTCACATCAGCAGGTGTTAACTCATAAGATGTTTTCTTTTGAATCAGTATAAGTCTTTTGAAAAACTGAGATTCAAAAAAAGTTGATTGATAGCTTGAGTTTGTCAACTTCATAATCTTATCAAATAAACCTTTCACATAAAAGCCAGGAACCATATTAGTTACAGCAAAAGAGTTATCGTCATACTCATCACCCCAAGATATAAGTGGATAAACATAGCCTTTACCTGTGGCTGTTTTCTTACGGCAATAAGATGAGTTTGATGATGTTGGTACTGTTACAACTGAACCAGTCGTCATTAGAGCGATAGGATAAAAATAGTTTACAACAAACTTAGTTGAACTTACTCTTTGAGTTATAACCCACTCGCCTTTAGCAGCAACAAGGTATAACCAGTTTGATCCAAATGTACCTGTGAATGGGTCAATATAAACCCAATCATCTTCAAGTAAGCCGTGTGATGTGTAAGTTTCTACACCAAGTCTACCAGTTGTAGGGTCTCTATAAAAAGATTTAATCTGAACCGAGGCACCGTTTACTATTGAATAGTATATACTACCATCAGACTTTCTTGATGAACCTTGCCAAGAAAGTGATATGTTATCTTTGTTCCAAGCGTGGTCCCACTCAGATAAATCTAAGTCATTTAACTTAGTTGTACCTACATCATAAAACAAAGAAGTTAAATCACCATTTAAAGCAATCTCATATTCTATGTTACCTTCTAAATCTCTTTTAATCTTTTTAAGTTGAAGGTTACCTTTCATCACTTGAACACCATCGTTCATCACGATACATTCTTTTCTAAGATTAGGATTGAAGCCTTCATAAACAGATTTGTTACCAATAGTAATCCAACCATCTTGACCTATCTCATAAACGTGTGAGAAGATTCTGTTGTTATTCTTTGTACCAGGTATAGTGATTGTTTTAGACCAAGATGTTCTTCTTTTTTCTGGCTCACGAATGTCTAATATAGAGAAAGTGATAGGAATAGGTATACTATCATATAAGTCTAAGGCTAAACCTGAAGCACCATTTACACTAGCAGGTCTTGTTACACCTACAAGTTGTTGTGATATAATCTCGTTTGGATTTTGAGCCGTTCTAAAAGCATAAGTCTCAGTTGGCGTACCAGTACCATCTTGTAGGATTGCTGCGTTGTACGGTCTGTGAAAAAGTATCAGTTGTGTTTTATTTGCCATTATCCTCTAAGTGTGTTTTTTGAGTAAGCCATTTGATAGCTCAATGAGTATTCTATAGGTTTAGTCGTCTTTTGTTTTACTTCTATATTGTTATCAGCAACTACAACGGGAAGTCTATCAAATGTTGTATCTTTGTAGATATAAGCACAAAGTTCGTGAGGTGGAAAGTAAGAAGCATAAGTAGCACCTACATCAACTATGTTACCATTTATACTTAAAATTAGGAATCTACCTTGAAACTCAGCGTAACCTGAAATGTACTCAGGTACCACAAAGATATAATCACCTGCTGCTAAACCAGTTGTATCATTTACCCAGAATAGGATTCTACTATCAGGCACACCTGTATAAGTACCAGCTTCATCATAGATTCTTATTTGTTGAATCTCAGGTCTTCTGTAAGTCCAAACATCAGGTGATAACCACATCTCGTATAACCACTCAGACATATCTCTTGAACAATAAGTAGCAACCTTATGTTGCTCTGAAGCAGAGATTTTGTAAGTTGTTGTACCTCTATCACCTACATTGTAAGACCAAACATTTGATATGTTACGACCTATTGTTCTTTCATATGACTTTCTATCTATGCTAAAAGACTTAGAGTTTCTGTGATAGAATGTAAAGCTTTCTATACCACCTAAAAGACCAACAAAGCTTAAACGAGTTGTAAATGTTTTAGGGTCTTTTACTTTGAAATAAAAGTATTCAGATTGTCTGATACCGTTGTAAGCCAACCATATCTTATATGAAGTAACATCTTGACCTATAATCGTTGCGGCATAAACCTTATTTATATTTACGGGACCAACAGCCAATCTATATCTTCTTACATTTGATAAAGTAGTTGAAGGTATCCAAGTTGCTAAGCTTGTACCATCTTTGTAAGTCCACTCAATATACATCCTGTGAGCAGAAGTTATTGTTTGTAAGCTAAGAAAATCTAAGTAGTAAGAATCATTGTAAGTTACTTCAATCTCTCTTGGTGAGTTTGTTAAGAACAATTTAGAAGCAGTAGCCGAAGCAGTACCCATAATATAGTTTGAGAAGTTGTAAGAAGGATAATCTTCATAATCAAAGGCACCTTCGTAAACATAAAAAGTAGTTGATGTGGCTAAGTTTGTATATTGAAGAACTGTGCCATCACAGTTAACAGACGAGTCATACTCTTCACCGAATCTACAATAAACTGATAAAGCAGCAGTAGGCGCAGCAGTAGCAGCAGCAAGATTAAAAGTTGTTGATGTGTTTGTTACTGAGACTGTTGTGATATAGTCTTGAAGAACTCTACTTAATAAAAAGAAGCCGTGACCTGTGTTTGGGTCAGGAAAGATTTTGTCTGTAAATACTTTTGTACCATTTACATAAAGGTCACAGATATATCTGAAGTTACATTTACCAGAGTTGTTTGATGTAACAGTTGTGTTGATTGGATTCGCAGAAGGATAAAACTTACCTGATGTGAAGTTACTGATTATTGTAATCGCCATTTTAGTTCTTTACTTTATAGTATATGTTTAGAACTTTTGTGTATGTTTATTGACCGTTTATACGAGCAGTCATATACTCAGATAAACCTGTTGTGATGGCTTCACCTAAAGTGCCTAATCTTGCTTCTACAACTGAATCAAAGAATCTTCTAGGTTCTATACCTTTCTTTTGAATAGAGTGTGCTAGAGCCCAAGGATTTAATCCTTTAGCATCAGCCCAAGGTTTTAAGGCACCACCCATCTTTCTTATTTTATCTTTATCACCTGAAAACTTAAATTGAGTTGAGTAAGCAGAACGAGTACCATTGACACCTTGGTCTAAGAAGTGACCATAATCAGCCATAAAAAAAGATATATCACCATCTAAATCATTTCCTTGTTCATAGATGATAGACTTTCTTAAAGTGCCATTAAAATTCAATGAGTTACGTTTTGTATCCATTGTTCTAAGGATAGCCGCAACTGTCTCACGACCCCATTGGTCTTTAATCTGTTTAAGTAAAGTGATAAGTTCTTCGTTCATAGATTAGTATGAGATAGCCCATTTAGTTTTTAAATATGACTCAACAGCATTAAACTCTGAATCACTCAGGCTGTAGTCAAAATATATTATTTCGTTAAATGACATTGTCTTACCTCTGTTATCTGGTGATGTCTCAACATAGTAGCCAAGTAATCCTGTATAAGTAAGAGTACTACCATCTACATAGCCACTTGAATAACTCCATGTAGCACCATTTACTACTACAGTTGTACCACCATTATATTCTGTTGAAGAACCTCTTAGTTTAGTAAGATATTTAGTACCTAAGTTTTCTGTACCGAAATAAGCACCAACAACATTCGACGTGCTCTTATTTGATTGGTGTAAAAATCCTATACGGTCTGTTATACTTTGAGCAACATTTATACTACCATTACTTCTGATGGCGGCTATCGTTGTATTTATCTCATTTGTATATGATGTTGATACGGCAAAATAAGTAGACTGTGTAGAAGATGTATTGTATGTTACTGATGATGATAGACCAAAGTTTACAGCAAAGTTTTGAGTAGATGGTATCACAACAAATATATTAGAGTTTGAACCAGTACCACCGAGTTGAGGTCTGGCAATTGACGAAGATACTGCTGAATAACCAATAGCATCAGTAGCCATAGTAGGGTCTGATAAGTTAGACATTTTTGTAACATAACCTCCTGATACTGTGTTATAACCATAAGCATTTGTTGACAGTGTCGGTAGAGACGCATCAAAGTGTATCACAGAGCCAGGCCAACCCTGACTTGATAACTGAAATTGTTCTATATTATTACCAGGGTATAATCCTACTCTACCATTATATCTTGCGTGTTGATTGTATATCATATTAGAATGTGTTTAAGGTTGCTCTCTTCCATCCACCAGAAGTTTTTACATAAATATAGTTCGCATCAAATGAGATTTGATTTGTAACACCTGTAGCATCAGCAGTTCCTGTTGGTGTGAAATTTGTACCAAAGACAGCCGCAGTTGCGCCACCAGCAGCGATACCTATCTGATTTGTACCAACTCTGTATATACCAGTATCAGTATCTGATGTGAAAGCCAAACAAGGTGATGATACTGAACCATCTGTGATTGTCATTGTGTTGTAAACAATAACACCACCTGTGTTTTGTAGCCTAAACTGCTTAAAATTACTTGGGTCACCAGTATAGAAACTTAAACCATAATCAACACCATCATATTCAGACCTTAAATAACTTGTAACAATAGCACCGCCACCACCTTTTGTTCTAAACTGAATACCTGCTCTATTTGCTGTTGAGTTTGAACCATCTAAACCAGATGAGACAATAATGTTACCTGTAACACCTGTACCACTCTTGTAAACCTCAAGTCTATCAATTGGTGTGGTTGTGCCTATACCTATTGAACCATCACTTGCTGCTGCTGTACTTTGATTTGTTCTAATCCAAGTATCATCGGCAACAGCCTCATAGAAGTATCTACCTGAGTAGTACTTTTGACCTTGATATGTACCAGTGATAGCCGTACCTGAATAAGTACCACCTGTTGTCCAGTTTGAGTTTGTTGTAAGATTTGTAATAACTGTAGCATTTGTTACATAAACGTCAAAGAAAGTAGCAGCAGATATACCTGATGTACCAGCACTACCTGAACTTCCTGATGTACCGCTTGAACCTGAGGAACCTGATGTACCGCTTGAGCCAGATGTGCCTCTTGTTCCTGATGAGCCAGATGAACCGCTTGAACCTGAAGAACCTGAACTACCACTTGTACCTGAGGAACCGCTTGAGCCAGATGAACCGCTTGAACCTGAAGTACCACTTGAACCAGATGTGAGACCAGGTGCTGAAGTACCAGAAGTACCAGTGATTCCTGACGAACCTGAACTACCTGACGAACCTGAACTGCCACTTGAGCCACTTGAGCCTGATGTACCAGACGAGCCTGAGCTACCGGTTAAGCCTGATGAGCCACTTGAGCCTGATGTACCAGACGAGCCTGAAGTCGTAGTAACAGATACTGTACCAAAACTAAGGTTACCTGAGCCATCTGTTTTAAGTGCTTGACCATTTAAACCATCAGTTGATGGTAGTATGAATGATTGACCTGATGTACCATTAAACGCAAAACTTATTGAAGCAGTTACGCCATTGTTTACAATCAACTGGTCGCCTTGTATGTTTGAGTTCGCTGTGAACCCGACTTTCTTTTGTGTACCCATTATATATCGTTACTTTTTATGTTGAAGCTGTAATCCGGGTCTTCGCAGTCAGATGACTCAGCATTAAACTCTATATCTACGTTTAGAATAACACCACTTACATCATCTAAGAATCTATCATTAAAAGGTACGATTGTAGGTGATGTGTTGATTGTAAATATATCTGACTTATCTTTTAAGAATCTTACTAATCTAAAAGCTATTTCTTCACAATCTGATATGACTTTATTCTGGTTTGATTCACCATCAGCCGCAATAAAAACTAAGTCATAGATTAAAACTTGATAGCTTCTAGTCAAAGCATAATCATTTACTGTTGTGTTTGTAGGATTTACCCACATACCAGGATAAGTTTGCTTAACCTTAGGCTCGCCATTCTCATTGTAAAGCTGACCAAAGCCATATTGATTTATGTTTGGGTCTACTTGAGACCATTGGCTGAAGACTGTGTTCATACCGTTTTGACTTAAATACCCTATACTCATATTCAATATGTTTTAGTTTTGTTTGTTTGTTTTTAAGAAGGCTTCGACATCTTGTAGCTTAGATGATTAAAGATAGCAACGATTGATAGTTCATAAAGCTGTTGTACTTTAACTAAATCATTGTCTGCTGTTCTTACAAGCATATCATATAATCCCCAGTTCTTTTGAAAGGCATTTGCTTTTGCTTCTTCATATGAACTTGGGTTATCATCTTCTTCATCTAAATCTGAGTCGCCTGAACTTCCTGAAGAAAAGAGGTTGCTAAACCTTCCAACAATCTCATCTCTACAAGAGAAAAAAAAAGAACCGCACCCATCACTGCTTCTACACTTATCTTTTCTTTAAAAAGATTTGCTCTTTTCTCAAAGCCTTCTGCTTTATGTTTTTCAATCTCATAGTCTTCACCTTCTTCTTTTATGATAGGTCTATAAACTAAGGCTGTAAGTAAATGTAGGTTTTCTATAGAATCTTCTTTGAACTGCTCAGCATCTATAAAGACACCAGCCTCCATTAAAGTCATATCAGGTATCAAACCATATCTCTTACCATCAACCTCTATGATTTGTTCTATGATACTTTCTGGTTGTTTTGATAAGAACTGTGATTCAGCAACAAGCTTATTGTACTGGCTCATATTCATATCTCTAATAACTTGTGGGTCGCAGTCAAGTAAGATTGATAGTGACTCAATAAACTTACTTATTTTGTTTGTCGTTTGAATCGACATAATCTCTTGATACTGACCGATTGTAACATCAGCCCAACTTTTAATCTCTTTCATAGTCTTTTTTATTTTAATAATCTATAAAGCTTATATCAAACTCATAGTCGTTTGTTCTTTTTGTCTTGTAAGTCCAAGTGTATAAGGCATATCTTAAAGCACACAAGCCATCATCAAATAGTTTGATGGGCTCATCTGTCTTCATTTCGTTACGCATCTTCCACTTATATCTTCTTAACTCATCTTGTAGTTTAACAGATGATGAATGAATAAACATCTTGTATGACCTTACACAATCTATACCTTCTCTTACTTCCTTCATAGCACTAACTATATCAAAGCCTGCTCTTCTTACTGATTCAATTGTTTTAGGCTCAGCAGAATCACCAAAGAGTTTTATACCATCAGGTATCTCTGACTGCTTCATCTTTTGAATCAAGTCATCTGTTGTTAAGTAACTTTCGTGTACAAGTTCTTTAACCCATATTCTTTTATAGTTTGAATCTATCCATACTTTTACTACAGCTGAAGGGTGCTGATAACCCCAGTCACAACCAATCACTACATCTTCAAATTTAGCGTGTCTTTTACCTTCTTCATCTATCTCATATAAATCATCATCAGAAGACCAGAACTCATATTGTGTATAAACAAGTTCATTGTTCTTAGATGGTAGTCCGCATCCGTAAACCAACCACATATCTTCATCTGTGTCTTTGTACGATTCTATTTGTCTTATAATCGCATCTGGTAAAAAAGCATTGTCTTTAAAAGTAGAATGTATGTAAAGGCAATCAGGACTTGATTTATATTTAAGCGACCAGTGTAAAGCATCAGATGGATTCTGACACATCACAATCTTTTCTGTAGTTCTCATAAACAACTGGTCTGCTTCTTCTTTGCTAATCTCATTTACCTCATCTACGAATAAAACATCGTGCTTAAGACCTCTAAGTTTAATCGATTGGTCT